TTAGGCTTATGATGAGCTCTACCACCGATTGAAAGTATGTAACCTTTTAATCTTACTTCATTAGCTACATGCTGCTGCGTCTGTCGTATATAGGGCATACCAGCATGGAACTTGTTGTATACTTCAATTGTCTTCTCAAGAGTTTTGAACGCTTTCTTGTTCTTGAGGAAGATGCCTTTTGGTCCAGCACCGTATACGACAGTGAAGTTCAAACGCTTAGCCCATATGCGTTCTTCAAGCTCTGCAAGGTTTTGAGCCATCGTATGGAAGTCAGCGTGCTGTCGTGCCTGCTCTTTAATCACTTCACTCCGTTCACCTATAGCAAAGTGAGCTAGACCATACATCTCTATAGAAGAGTAGTCTAGAGCTGCTAGCATACATCCTGGCTCAGGCAAGAAGAGAGATCGCATCTCTTTGCCATAAGACTTGACGCCTTCAGCAGACTCTTCACGAGCAGGTATCTGCTGAAGGTTAATCGTACGAGAGCCGAATCGTCCTGTACGTGTGCCGCCCTCATCTCTCTTGTTCGGACTGAATACTGAGTATGCTCTACCATTAACAAGCTTTTGAAGAGAACCTTCAAGAAAGTTGTTTATAAGAGTAGCATACTTCTTGCTGTTTTGTATGTGCTCTATAACAGGATGGTCTATCTCGTCAAGAGCTGCTGCGTTCCAAGACTGATTACCTGTAGCTGTTACTATAGGAGATATAATACCCAAGTCGTTCATAGCTACAGTCATCTTCTTAGGCGACTTTACTACGCTAGAGTCAATGCCGTACTGATAAAGAAGTATCTCATCAGTTTCTTTTTGCTTGTCTTTAATAAATGAAGTGAAATTGTCTCTTGCAACTTCATCGACAGGAAAGCCATTACCATTGAGCAGGCTTATAACAGGCTGTAAGTCACACTCAAGCTTATAAGCTTCTTCATGAACCTTCATAAACTTTTCCTGAGCCATGAATAAATCATACGTGGCTCTACAGTCTTGCTCATTATACTTGATTACAGCTTCTCTACCTTCGGGCTCCATCCATACGATGTCTATGTTATCCCAGACGTCGCCTCTTAAGCCGTACACAAGCCTATACTTCTCAAACCAAGCATCAAGAGTGTCTGCTGTGTTCTTACCTTTTACATTGAATCTCTTACAACAAGAGTCTAAGTCTAAGTCAGCGTATTCGTCTATCAAGCACGCTCTTGTCATTGTGTCATGCAAAATACCGCCGACTTTCCAGTCATAACCGTGTATAAGCCATGACACGTCATACACAGAGTTATGGAACACTTTGTCTTCGTCTGAAGCCAACCACTCAGGTAATCGAGGGTCATCTGTAAAGCAACAGACATAGTTCTTACCATCATAAAGACCTACGCAGAGTATAGCAGCGTCCTTACGATGATAGCCAGGGCCTAGCGACTTAAAGTCGCTATGCTCTGCTACCTCAATATCTATAGCTATCAAAACGTTGGAACCTCAGAATCTGGATCGTAAGGCGTTGCGTCTTGCTGCGGCTGCGACTGTGACTCAGAAGTACTCTGCTGATTGCTTGAGCCACCTGGCAAGAAATCTACTTTTGACGTGTTTACAACGATCTTTTTCTGCGTAGATCCATCCTGCTTTGATGTCCACTGCTGGAGCTCAACTTCACCACCGCTGACAGCTATGCCCTTCCCTTTTGTTAAATAGGGAAGCATGTTCTTCGCTGATTTGCCCCAATGATTGACTGTGATGAATAGAGTCTTAGCGTACTGCCCGAAGCCTGTATTGTTTGCGATGTCAAACGTTACAAGCTCTGTGCCTGAGGGCAACACTCTACACTCAGCATCTCTTGTCAGACGGCCTGTTACTACCCAGTTATTTATGTCTGCCATATGCATCCTCCTTAATAGAAAATAAAAGCCAGCAGCTCAAAAAGCTGCTGGCTCACGAGACTACTCAGCGTCTCCTGATGTTTCAGGAGCAGCGAGCAGTGCTACGTTCTGAGCTGACAGAAGCTGAGGCTTGACTGATTCAAGGAAGAGTTCTTTATCAAGAAGCTCTCCTCTTGAGACGCTGACAAACTTCGCAATCTGCTCTGCAGGCTTCGCAGGGTTCTGTACAAGATCGAGAGTGAGGTGCCAAGAGAAAGCGTACAATGGAGCGATGCGACCTGAAGGGAGCCTCTGAGACCTGAGCTGAGCATTCCACTGCTTACAGGTTTTCATGCTACCTACAGTCGGGCTGAAGTACATGACACCGCTTTCAGGTGCGTCTGCTTTCATGCAGGCATAGATGAAGAGCTCTTCAACCTTGTTGCCTGTTTCGGGGTTCGTCATCTTCGGGAATCCACGAGTACCGGGCTTCGGCATCTCTACCTTCACGGGTATTGAGTTGGGCTCATAGCGTCCAACAGTCTCATACGGCGGTTCCTTGCTGCGTTCAATCCAAGCTGTCTTGAAAGCAAGAGGTATCACCTCTACAGTAGGACCGTAGTTTTCTTCTGTAGAGCTGTTCCTCCATGTGCCTGGCTGATGGCCATTCATCGTTGGGCCAGAGCCGGGCTGAACCATCCCGAGGTACGCTGTACTGACTGTGTCTTGAGTAAAACCATCAAGACCGTCACCTGCGAAGTCATCGAATACCGTCTGGTCTCCGCCACTTGCTGCCTGTTCCTGTTTTACAGATTCCTTGTCATCTTTGAACAATGCCATATTGTTCCTCCGTCACTTGTTCTACTCATACTAGGTATGAGCTATATTTAGCTATCTACGATAGCCAATATACTTATGCTTTGAGCATAGCTTTATGCCGTATAGACTCACTTGTTTCGCCTCTTGCTAAGAGGCTGCACTCTTCTGGTGTAAAGTAAATCCAGTTGCCTAAAACGTTAGTTTCTAATAGCTCTGTGGGCACAAAAGCTACGAATTGAGCAGAGTTAAAAGTAGAAGGTAAGTTCGACTTACACACGATAGTAAACTCATCTATCTTCATTCTATTATCAAGGCATACTCTAGTAATCATCTTGGTACTTCCACCTTGTACACCAGTTATCTGCAGTCGTCCAGTCGGTACAAAGGGAAAAGCTTGTATGCCCTTAATAGGAGAGCGAACAGCTGTTCTTGTAAATCTCACATAAAGACCTGGAGTATCACACTCTAGCTCAACGATACCTGTGTCTATCATGTAGAAGCTGTCTACATGTTCCCACCATTGACGGACTGTCTCTATATACGGCCGTAGTCTTTGACGTAACACATGCTCCCAAACAGGATCATCTAAGCCTGGTCTGTCATCGATCTGCATCATCCATAGCCTCCACGTCTCTGTCTATTTTCTGTATAATATCGCTGTATTGTCTAGATTGCCAATAGCTTATCTCATTCTTCCTGTAGTAAGAGCTTAAGCCGTCTAGAATAGCTCCATCAGCCCAGAGCATGTCATGCGTATAGCCTAATACTCTACATAAACGATATCCTGGGAAAAAGCAAGTCTGTCTTCTTCCATTCCACTTGCTGTCAGTCCAGAACGTACCATGTAATAAAGCCAGCATTGCTTCTCTATACTCTGGCTTCGTAGGTACAAGCTTTTTACCGAACTGCTCTTCAGGCGCTAAAGGCCTATTCTTCCATTGTTCATACAGAGGTTTCCAGTCGTAGTGGTACACGGCTCCCCAGTTTGTATGTATCGGCTTCTGCATGCCTCTAACAAGAACGCCATGATATTCAAACTCCCTTTCAATGAGTATAGGTGCTCTTGTCAATCTTGCAGGATCAGCTGTAGTAGAATCAAACACAAGCTTGTCGCTAAGCTGTGTAGCTAGATGAGCATGAAGCCATCTATACGACTCAAGATCAGGGCACTCGTCAGCTATTCTAACAATTATGTGGTATGACTTGCCACCACTATATACGACTCGTGCAGCGATACCTTCTCTGAAAAGTCTCTCTGCTTCTGATAGTTGTAATCGTAAACGTTCAGCAAAGAGTCTTTCAGACGTCAGGTCACCGCCCTTCTTGATACGTTCTTCTTCAATCATGTATATAGCCTTCGTTGTTTCATCAGACTCAAATAAGAACGTGTCCATGTACTGGACATTCTTGTTCTTATTTTCAAGAGACGTAACACCTGGCTTCATTTCATTTAGAGTCTCAAACTCACCATTAGGATCAGGCCTCCACTTGCTGTTCACTCTCAGTCGTTGGCCTATTCTTTCTACTGGCTTCACCTCAGCTGCATTCGCTATGTCTCTGTAAGGCCTCACCTGACGTATAATAGCTGATGCTAAGACAAACCGAGCTGTTGGTGCTGTGCGATGTCTACCTTGTATACCATAGAAGCCTCCAGGTATAGCTGTTGTAACAGGATATACACGTATTCCAAACTCTTTAACTAGCCATGTTTCACAGTCGTACAACGTACGTTCAACACTAGCGTGTGCAAAAGGCTTATTAGAGAGCTGGTCATAAAAAACAATAGGCCTACATAAAGCGACAAAGTCTGGCTTACCAGCGACGCTTGGAAAATACTGCAGAGCTGCTGAAGTCTGCAGATATGAAGAGAGGTCTACAGTTTCTTCTCTTTCAGTACCTTCATTTATTACGAGAGTTTGTACAACTTCTTTCGTATCAAGAGTAGCTCGAATAAATGGAGCAAGTGAACGAAGTATAGCTTCAATCTCTGTGTTCTCTGTCGTTCTTGGCAGTGTAAAGCATCTATCATAAGCTGCTGTATGAGGAAACTGTCGTACTTCAGTATTAGCTATCTTCTCGTCTGTAAAGAGCTCATGCTTAAACTGTGAGATAAGATCATAGTCTTCTACAAAAGGTATACCTGTGCGATTATTATTCATGTCTTGACCATAAAGCTTGGTAAAGACTTCATCAGCTAATTTGCTTTTCTTTCTTGTGAAGTTTTCATCTGCTTCCATAATCATAAACCGCCTCTGATCAGTGTCATCATCAAACTTGATTGGCACGTCTTTGTTCGACGTGACTACGAAGTCTGTGTAAGACTCTTGATATATCGGGTCAAGACCTTTATGCTCCTTTCTGATTGTAGTAGCTGTAGCTCTAGACTTGAGAGCAGCAGCTGAATTCTTCTTGTCTTCGTATTCTTTTTCTTCATGGCACACAATTAAAGCATCTGCGTAGTCTGCATTAAACCGACTTTGACTGTCGTACTGATCAGTCACAAGAACATTATCCTTACCAAAGAGACCTTTACACAGAACTTCTGCAAACGTTGTTTTACCTGTACCTTGTGCACGACTGACGATGATAGGTACAACCTGCGTCTTCTGCGTTGGATAACACATCTTCATACGAAGCCATGCAAGAAGATGCATGTAACATTCTCCTGCTATTGCTTGTATGAATGTGTATATATGCGAAGTGTCTCTTCGTGTCTGCCTAGCAAAACAAGGAAAAGGCTTCGCTATATTAAAAGTACCACGAGATGCGTCATAATAACCACTTGGAGTACTATAGTCTCTATGGTATATTGGTTTACGTCCCTGCTCTTCTCTTTCACCGTTCACTCTAGCTGAGTCATGATATTTTATACCTCGAGGAAACCACTGTCTTGGAGTACGCTTACCTTTTTCGTCTACGTCCCAAACAAACAGTAAGTCAGAGCAATAAGCATCAACCCAAGCTCTCTTAATTAAGATGTCACCACGGTGTGTGAGATAGTAATATTGGCGTGTGCTACGACCGATTACAACAATATCAAGAAGATGCTCTTTAGCCCACTGCGCGCACTCTTCATCAGAGTCAAAGCCAACGCCACATCTATCTTCAATAGCTTGTTGTATCATCCTTTGCTGGGTAGCCGCACTGTCGTATATCTCACCATATACAGCAGATCTTACATCATCTTGCGACATTCGACTACCGCCTTATTTACTATGTTTTACGTTACCTATCTTGTTCTTTTCTTTCAGCCAGTAAGAGCTCACTGCTTTATGTCTGTCTATGTAAGAAGACGTTATACAAGAATAGTCTTGTACTGAGAAGTCTTCTCGAAGCATGACTTCTCTTTGTAGCTGTCTTAAACCCTCTTCAGGTATATAGCAGTCTATTGAAGCATCGTCTTTTCGACGAAAGCCCTTACACGTTTTCAAGTACACGCAACCTACACAGTCTATAGCCATATGTTTCCTCATACTTCAATATTCACGAAACCGACTTCCTGAAAATGGAAGCTCTCAGGTATGTCCTGTATCTGCAGTTGTGCTACGCCTGTGCCAGCTCCAATTTTATCTTTGAAAAACGCTTTAAGCGAGTTCGTATTCAGATCATCTACTTCAGCATAAGGTATACCTGTAGCTTTCAGCTTATCCATTTGAGAAGAGTCAACCTTAGCACTCTCCTTGATAAGATGCTCTCCACCGTTTGCTCTGAGCCATTCAACCTGAACTCTACGATCATCTGCATTTTTGTTTGGCTGGCAATAGAACTTACGTTCATACGTCATAACGCCGCCTGACATAAGCTTTATTTCGCTTACACCTGCATTAAACATTTCCATGGGAAGGACAGATGACGCGTAGTAGTCATGCTCTTTAACAGCTTGCTTGTACTCAGCTTCAAGCTCTATAACTTTAAGCTTCAAAGCTTTAAGGTGTTCACCCATTTTTACGAGATTCTGTAATATATTTTTGTCAGATTCTGTTGTAAGATAGTCAAACTTGTCGCTCATCTTTCTTAAGCTCCTCATTAAATGCGTTTATAATACGAGACATCTCGGAAGCGTCATAATCACGTATTTCGCACAAATACTCATATATCTGCTTCTGAGATACCTCATCCAGATTCGTCTTTCCGTAGTATATAGCTGCATCTTGTCGAGCGACTAGAGGTAAATAATCTAATGCTCGAACAAGAACTATCACCTGTTGAGGAAAAGACATGTTGTTGAAGCCACGACTCCCTAAGAAGAAGTGTATCCTGATGTCATTCAGCGTCATCGTTCAGATCAAACTCCTCTTCATCGAAGATGCTCTCTTTGTCGATGTCGATGTCGATGTCTTCTTCATCGAAGAGATCAAACTCCTCATCATCATCGAAGAGATCAAACTCCTCATCATCATCGAAGAGATCGTCATCTTCTTCATCATTGAGCACGTCATTCATAGGTTCCTCCTATATACATTATACCTCATGTTTAATTAAAGCATGAGATTTAATTAAAGTTTATTTTCTCTTGAACTGTCACTTTATGATGAGACTAATATGTCTTGCGTCTTCTAATTGAAACCAAACGTCCATAACACGATTACCATACTCAATACTAGAACTGGATGGTCCGTTCTTAAAGCCAGTGTAGCCGCAGTTGTAAGCTACTGCTACAGCCCACCACGTGTTTAATAAAGGCTCTTTAGACAACTTTTTTATAAGACTTATGCCTTCTCTTATATTAGCTTCTGGACATTTCCAGTCGACATGACTGAAGTATCTTGAATTAAGCTGCATGATTCCTTTGTCTACAGAGCCATTAGAATTAGGCTGACTTACAGCTGCAGGGTTAATTACTGTGTTTTCTATTGAACCATTCCAGTGTTCTGTTATGGCTATTGCTTGTACAAAGTACGGCGGTACACCTGCCTCAATAGACAGCGTAAATATAAGAGCGAGTATCTCAGCCATTATCCTTCGGTCCCATAGCTTTTAATTTCTCAAGAAGCGTAGGGTCATTGGCTGCTTTACTGATAGCTTCAGACGTTGTAGTCATACCTTCAAGTATAGCTTTAGCTATATCTTCTTTAATCTGAGAAAGCACAACTTCTCGATATTCATTAGGCAGACTTGAGTTAAACTGAGAAATAATCTCAGAGAACGTTTGTTGACCAGACAATCGAGCTATCTGGTCAAAACTCTCAAGTACTTGATTTACTTCGGATTCTGTCATTCAGCTATCTCCTTTATGTCGGCGCCTCTCATATAATCGAGCAGATTACGTTTAAGCAACAGAGCTGTCACTATCTTCTCATCTACACTGTCTTTATAGATATAGTCTATATATTCACACGGACTCTTCTGACCCAGTCTGAATATACGACCTTCAAGCTGAAGTCTTAACTCGAGGCTGAATGTATTGCTATAGCTCAGTATCGTATGAGAACGCTGTAAGTTATGTCCACGAGCCATTGAAGCTACGTTGGCAACCATGATATCATACTTACCTTCTTTGAACTCTTCAATTGTACCTACACGTTTCCAGCCTGTGATGAGACAGCAATTGTACTTCTTACTCAAATCATCAAAGATTCTTTTTGCTTCTGCACTGAACCGTGTAGAAATGATACATGGCTTTGCTACTTCTTCAACGTCTCTGTATAGAGCGTCTAACTTTGGGTTACTTTTACCGATCCACTTTATAGGTTCATCTGGAGTAACGTCTCTTTCATCTTCATTATTCCACATGCTCATAAACACTTTATCTTCATCAGACTCGTCGTCATCATTGTAAAGAGATGATGTATCATAAATGAACCCACTAGATATCTGCTGTAAACGAAGCATAACAACAAGCTTACTCTTAGCTGTCATCTTATGATCTTCATATTCTGCTATAAACTCTTCTCTCATTGAGTCGTAGCACTCTCGAAGTTCATCACTCATAGTGAGTTCACGAGTGATGTAATTCTGCGGAGGCATGTCTGTACAGTCGACAAGCAGCTTGAATCTACTAACAGATTGTAGCATCTCTTTCAATTCATCTGCATGCTTATATGGACCTTTATAAGAGTCCTGACTATGTACGACGTTATACGTATCCAGACTACAACCACAGATAGCTGCAGCTTCATTGTACGTAGAACAAGCTTTAATCGCTGACCACCATTCAGCTGATAAAGGCACGTTAATCACTCTGCCATTTATCTCAAGCTTCGTAAACATACCATAATAGTTTTGGAATGAGTACCAGTTACGGCCAAAGAAGTTTGGCTTTAGAAACTCCATCATAGCCCAGAGGTCCATAGCACCGTTTGTTACAGGCGTTCCTGTGAGTATAGCTCTGGCTACTGATTTTGGTGTACTAGATATAATCGTTCTGCCTTTTTTAATGGTATTGTTAAACTCATATAGCATACGCTGCGTACGCTGAGCTTGTACGTTCTTGATTACTGTAGCTTCATCTAGTATAATGAATGTCTTATGAGCATTTGCCCAATCTACAATGTCTCTCCATTTAGAAGAAGACGAGAACGTGTCGATATTTACACTGACTACTTGTAGTATTTCAGGGTCTTCATCAAATGCATAAGCTGTATGCGCGCCACCTCTACCGTAAAGACATTGAATGTCGTAAGGCACACCTAGCCATAGAGGAACCTGCTCTACAGCCCACTGCTTATGAACATCGTTTGGAGCAACTATTAAAAGAGCATCTATCTCTTTCCTCTTGAATTTCTCTGCCGCAATCGCAAGAACGGTCGCAGACTTTCCGACGCCCATTTCAAAGAAGAGTGCGATCTCTGCTTTGTCCTTAAAAAACTCCAAAGCTTCCTGCTGATGTTCATAAAGAGCCGGAGTACAAGCGTCAGCAAAGTCATCGCTCCGAGTATAGTTAACAACACTCTTACTACTTTTATTGTTGGAGCTTCTTCGTGTGTCAGGCTTGTCCTCATCAGTCTTAGTGGGTGCGCGTTGTGCAGTAGCATTAACTATACCTCCTACAGCTTTAATTGCTGCGTCTCTTGCGTAGTCAAACTTTTCTTTTGAGTGAGATGAGTTCGCTCGCTTATCAACGATAGAACCTTGAGGACAGGAGAAGTCTCTATGAAACATACCTTCTTTGTATATACACGGAGCTTCTTCATCAGACCAGCCTACGCTAGCCCAATGCGATGGACGCCAAGCATGGCATACTTTACACGGCGTCATTTAAGATACCTCGTAACAGCCAAAGAGTCATAAAAACTTTCTCCTTTTAACTCGTTCAATTTCTAAAGACAGCTCTTCAGTAAGCTCGGCTTGTTCAGAACGTGTACGACTATAGTCGTCACTCATGTCAGCTACAAACCAACGTCGTTCAAACCTTTGACAGAATGAAATGAACTCATCGTCTGGTTCAAAACCATGCTCACTACCGATCTTCATGGCTCTTTTTCTTCCAAGCTCAACAAAACGTTCTTCCATATACCTCACCTTATAGAATAAAAAAAGATAAAGTCATGCTTCAGGACGTCAAGTAGCAAGCATGACTTTATCTTATGACATGACTCCATTTACTGGTCTCATCTCTGTTGTATCTAGGGTCATACCTACTACCCCACACAGAGCCCATCGAGTATCTGAACTCGTCGCCCTGAGGTTCAAGGTCTATGACATCATAACCACTGACTATTCGAATAAACATGTGATTCATTCCTGACGAAGGATTAACGTTAACTGTTATTCGTGCTTTAGAACCATAGAGCATACGGAACCAAAGAGAATAATCTATACAGTCTACTTTGCTGTCTCTGTTTACGTCAGGCACGCCATACTTACGCATGACTTCAAAGATAAGAGGTATGTTAGATACCTTATTGCGATTGTCTCTGAGGTATATAGCTTCAGGCATATCGTGATCTGGAATCGTGTCTTCAGGCTGTGTACATGACCTGAAAGATGTGCAAGTCCAGAGGAATACAAGACTTACAACGATGACTGCAACACATCGGGCTATCGACGCTACATTCTCTACTATACGATCTTCAATTATCTCGTCTTTCTTATCGTAGTAAGCTGTGTATGCATTCGCTTTTAATAAAGACGCTTCATTGATAGGTAAGCCGTAGTTGAAAACATTGAACTGGCAGTTAGCACAATCTAACTCACAGCCTATATCATGTTTCTTAGCACACTCTATCGCAAGGGCGTACAACGCACCACTGTCCATATCTTACCTCCACATCTCAAAAGTATTCCGCCATATAGGACTCGAACCTATGATCTTCTGGTCCCAAACCAGACGCCTTGGCCACTAGGCTAATGATGGATAAAAAACCCACGGCTTCGCTTCAGTGCCCGTTAGCGTCTACTGACGAGAGAAGCACGAATTCACGAAGCCATGGGTAAGGACCGGGTTACGCGGTCGGCAGGGACTTGATCGTGTACGTAGAGTTGATCATCTTTACAGGATCAATTGTACATTCAACGATGATGCCCTTGTCAGCCCAGCGCTTAACCCAGAGGTCAAGAGTCGACTTACCCTTGTAGGTCTTGTTGAAGGCTTCCTCGAGGGTAATCTTCTGACCAACCTTGGGGTTGTCTCCGAAAAGGATTGAGAAAATGCTCGGCCCACCGAAGCCACCCGACTTCGCACGTTCTGACGGATCTTTGCAGAGACTGAGGACGAACTCTTTCGCCGAAGCTGAGAGTTTGTCGAGCATGCCAGCCTTGCTCAATTCGTCACGGAGCTTGAGAGCGTTCTCATACGCAGCCTTCTGCTTTTCCGCACGCTTGGCTTTGTAGTTGCGATAGGCCTCTTCACGTTTGGCTTTGTCGCTGTCTACATTTGCAGTCTGTGCCTGAGCAGCAGGTGCACCAGTTACCTTTCCAGGTTCTCCCATCAATGCCATGATAATTCTCCTTTCGAGTTGCGTTAGGCCGTCTCTCGTCTATGCTGCAACGCAGCTATTTTATAACGATGCCGCAGCCGATTCCAACTCCATTCTACAATTATCATTGTATAATATATAATACCACATAACTAAAGTATTATATAGCTTTAATTAAAGTTTATTTTTGTGCTTTCATCCTTCAAGATAGATAAAACATCTCGCAGTTTCGTTACTCTCCACACTTCATGCTGATACACGAGATTATTTACGTATCTCTTGTTCATAGGTATAACAATAAAGCCATCGCGCATAGCTACAATGGTATACGTTATACGACCACAAGAAATACGATAGTCTTGAGCCCATGCTTGTTGACCTTTACGCCACTTGATTTTCCAATATGGATCATTGATAGACACATACGGGTCATTCTTTAATTCAGCCCACATCTCTGTAGGTACCCACCGTAGCCAGATGTCTGGTATACCAGAGCCTGTTACGCCGCTCTCTATACGTTGTACAAAAGGTACTCGTAAACTAAGTACACTTAATAACGCTCTACTAAAGTGCGCTTCACTTCTGTACATAGTGTAACCTTCCTCTTTTAAGCCTGCTCTTACAGACTTCTTGATTTTACAGCATGAACCATCACAGTCAGTAAGACAATTCAATTGTAGTACCACCTACATAAGCAACAGTATACGATACACAGCATAAGCTATGCATACAGCAAAAACAATTATGACTAAAGTCATAAAGAACTTGTCAGCTCTCAGTTTCACTCGTATCCTCCTTATTAGGTTGAAGCCGTTGTTAGATGCTAAATCCAACCATATATGTATGCTATATGCACATAATACTTCATCGTTTCTTCATGTCCACTGCCCATGGCCGCCATTATATCAATATGGTCTTGGCCGAGTCTGGTATACTGGTTCCTTGCAAGATGTTCTGCGGCTGACTTGAGCCTGTCGTAACATCTATCGTATCCAAACCAGTCACCGCCGCCTTTCGGCATCTCCTTGCACCGAGCTTCAACTGGACTGTCTCGTAAAATTGTCATATCAACCTCCGTTTGCCGTTCGTGTCAGTATAGTCGCCGCAGAGAGTCCACCGAACATTTACTTAACCTGCATGAAGCGCCAGGTTGAACTTGTTGTTAGACTCTTAATATCTTCGTTCCATCTTTCATGGAATGATTCCTCGCCATCATCTCCCGAAACAAGCCAGTCAATACGCTGTACCATAACCGCCGCAACCCTTAGCATTTTGTCTGCCTCTAAAAACCTTGCGATGGTTTTATCACTGTATTTTACTTCCTGATTTAACTGCGGGTTATTGTTTAACGCAATCAAAATACGGATTTCGTCAGCTATGTCTTCCAGTTTGTACTGTGCATAGTCAAAATGTCCACCACTCATGTTATTCTCCGCCAAAAACTTGGCACGTTGTCGGTGTAAGCCGTAGAGTGTACACCGACAACGTACGGTTACACATACTTACTTTTTGTTCCAGTCATGTGACTGCCAAGAAATAGATTCACAACTCACATTGTGCTCTTTATCACCAGAACCAAATTTGACCAGAGCTCTTACGTCTCCCTGCTTTGTCTTGATGAGGTCAAGACTCGATACTTCTTTACCATAACACATCAGCATTTTTCTTCCTCCTTGATTATTGCTCTCATTACATCTCGTAATGTAGCTTCAACGCTGTCCATATGCACATTGACACGGACATTGTCATTCAGAACGACAACTTCATCACTGTCAATGTACACGAGCTTGTACTTCGTGATACCTGCCTCAATCAGAGCGAGGCGTAACAAGTATAACGAGCTGTTAATATACTTGACTTCTTCAGATGTCTTCATAGCAGCTCCATAATGTTCTGTTCATCAGTCTCAACAACTTCTGCGTCGTCTATGACTGAGTCACAGTAGTCTTTGAGTTCTTGAGTCTCGTCAATGATGCCTTCAATCATCGATTGCTTAATCTCTTCAGCTATCTCTTCATCACTCAGAATAAGCTCTTGCTTACCTTGAGACTGAGCATCAAGTACTTTGTGCATGAACATCTTCATGAACACATCAGGGTCAAGGTTACCTGGTACAGGTCCATCACCAATGACATAGCCACCAATGGGAGTGATCTTAAATCTAATCACTGCTTACTCCTTTTAGTCCTCTTAGGGAATATTCTCTGGACTTCTTTATAAATCTGAGAGACTTCTTGATCAGTGTAACTGCGACCTCGGGAGTAGATGTTTAAAGAACGAGCAGCCGCTACAACTGCTTGTCGTGTCCATACAAAACAACGCCCATCTTTTAATGAAATAGTTTCAGCTACTTCAACCATCTTTCTCATTCTTTACTCTCCTCTATTGATAGTATAGACCAAGGCTGGCCTGTAAGTTCGAGTCTTAAACTGACAAGATCTTCTGTAACTGGTATCTCTTTATTATGCTTGCCTCTGTACTGTTTTATCTCTGTAGCTACGATCACACCGAGGCTTCTTTCAAACGTTATTTCAATAGTGCCTACTTTCGAAAATATCAATCTAGTTCCATCAGACATATGTGTATCATGATATCTTCCAACACAGTTATGATGCTGCTGACCTCGCTTAAGAAGCGATGAAGGGCCAGTAGGCAGAAAGAAACCATGCTTAGTTACAATACGAGTAAACTCATCCGTGTACACATATCTTGAACCGTCACAAGTCTCAAGCAACATTTTAGTTTCTATTTCTGTTCTTTCGTCGTGAGCTCGTTGTATAGACCTGATGCTAGTAAAAACTCTACCTTCTTCATGTGTCACGTCTCTTAACAAATCTGAAATGAGCTGTAGCTGTATGTCTGAGCATGACGCTATCAGATTTTTTGAGCATGCCTTCAATAGCATCGAGTCATTATCACTAGACCGATAGCTTCTTGCAAGACCTCTCTTATGTCGACGTATAGCATAGATAACATTCGTAGCAAGCGAGTTATTTCTATTAAAAGCACGACAAAGTATGCTAGTCTCTTCAAATGAAAGGTCATACGTAAAACACGGATTATTTTCATAAAGAGACGTTAGTATCGTCAAGCCTTTATTTACCAAGTCTTTCTTACAGTCATCATCCTCTTCTTGTTGATAGACAGAGTATAGTCTTTCAAGCCATTGCGTTTTAACTATTAACGACCAGTTTATTGGTAAGAGATACACGCTTTGTACAACAGTGAGCATCACCCACTGCTGATGCCAGAAGAGTAGAGCATCTGTTATGTTTGATGTGTATGAGTTTAACTCTATCAGCTCTTTTTTAATTGCGAGAGGTACATCACTGTCAGTGAACAATGAAGCCCAACCTTGAGTGACCTGCTTATGTCTAACTTGTGGATTATCTTTAAGATAGTCATATGCCAGCATTACTTTAATCTCCTGTGTCTTTCACAAGGTTCCATCAGTCTTTCAAGACCCTCCATTGCTTCATCAGTAAGTATCGTGAGCTTACCAGGAGTACCTGTAATCAGCTCTTCAACAAGATAGCAGTAGTTCAGGTCTCTTTTACACTCGGACCGAGCTACAGCAGCAGAGCCTTTGTTCTTAAGGACATTACCTTGCTCATCCTTGCCATGGCAAAGCATCTTGTACCTGTGCTTAAGCTCCTCGATTCTAGCACGAAGCGTGAACAGTACATATTCTTTATCCATAAATAACGTCTCCTGTATAGCCATATTTCTCGGCTATTTTGGCAAACTTCTTTTTTGCTTCTTCTTTGCTGATATTAGCTCGAAGACCGATGACATCAGGGCATATCTCAGTAACATCATCAACCCATTTAAGAAGAGCGAGGTCTATGATGACTCGCTCCTGAGCCGTGTACACTCTACTTCTTTTGAATGTTGACTGAGGCCTTACAACTTCAGTCTTAACACTTCGTGCTTTCTCATATTCACGGTCACGTCGTCTTTGTTCCTGAGGAGTAACAACTACAGGTTTACTTTCACGAATCAACAAGCCGCCTCTAGCTCGCTCCTTCAGCTCTTCCAAAGGAAGCATGGAATAAAAGCTTCGTAGATTTCGCGCAGCCTCTGGCGTCGGGTCAAGAGACTCATTAGAATAGACAAGAGCATCGACTAGCTCATCTTGAGACATACTGTCAATCTCTTCAGGTTTCAAGAACGACATAAAGTACCTCCGTATAGTAGTATTATACCATAGATTTAATTAAAAAACATATTTTAATTAAAAAAATATATTTTTGCGTCTTTTTCTTATGAATATACTATTTATTTTTCTATTAAAAATATAGAAACTCTTCTATATATAATGACTTCAAATTAAATTTTATTTTTAACTTTATAGAATATGGAATAAAAATAAATAGTATATTCACAAGAAAAAGATTAGACTCAGCAAAGAACGTCACCTCTCTTGTAGAGATGACGTTCTTTGCTAGTTATCTGACGACATACATAATGTGCTTTTCTCCATGATTCAGCCACACATACTCGCAACGACTTGCTATAGCATTATACTGTTTCCTGATGACCCTGCTGTTATGCTTTTCAGCGTACGAGGTTGCTGCTACAAGTTGCGACCAATACTCTACACGACATTCAAAGTCTTCAATAAGGAATAGCTCTCGGTTCATATTGAGTGCTTCATTCATCGCGTCCTTGAGTGCTTCTGTACATGTCATCTGACGACCCTCCCGTTTTCACTATTCCATACGGTCTATTTCGTAGACCAGATTTTCCCGAAGTGTCTTGCAAAGCTCTTGCCGTGCTTCCTCGACTTGCTTGATCAAAAGATTCTCCAGGTCGTCCTTGATATGATCCAGCTGGCTCACGTCGCGGATTTTGCCAGCGTCACATAGTGCGGTGATGAAATCGTCCACCGCTTTGACCTGGTCCGCCATTCGTTCGCCTTTATTACTCCATGCCATGTCTTCCCCTTTGCCTATAGTGATAATACCTTCTCAAGAATCTTGCGAGTTCGTTCGTCGCAGTTCTCGATTTTCTCGATAAGCTCGACCATCCTTGTGAGTTCGTAGGTGTTTATGTTGCTCATTTTCACAGACACATCTGCAATAAGCGCCTGCACGTTTTCAATAGCAGGGTATATGTCTTCAACCTGCTTAACGGCCTTTTCAACCTCTTTCTTCATGTCCGGCATTTGCTTGTTGATTTCAGCCCACATCTGCTCTACAGCGGCAATGTGCGAATCAAGCGCCTCACTATATGCTTTTTTGTATGAAAGCAACATACCTTTGAAACGAATGGCGTCTTCTTCCATTTGCTCAAGATCGCCGGCCATGCTTCTCTTTGTCCCATCAAGATAGTCCTGAATAATTCTAAGCTGTGCGCTTTCCGATTCAGCCTTCTTGATTTCATCACAAGTTTCTTTCGGCAACCATATAAGTTCTTTTTCTGTCATCTCTTCCCCTCCAGTTCTTCCGCATATTTGTTGAGTGCGGACTCAATCCTATTTGTAACAAGTTCTTTTGCTGCCGCGTTCCAGCCATATTTTTCAGCTAGCCCATGTCCCTCTTGCTCCGCTATTATCCGAGCGCGTGTTTTCGGTAGCTCACGGGTGTAGGTTTTCATTCCGATATAACCACCGTTTTTAGTAAACCATATTATTTGTGCCTGAAGTGCATTATCCGGCGCGCCGTCCCACGCCTTCGGCTTTGCTCTTTCCTCAAGCAGGGCGGTGGCGAGTACGTTAAACTGCTTAAATCGATCTCCCATGCAAACCTCCAGCGCTTCGCACAGAGAGCAACCTGCTTCACATCTCGCCATCGCTTCCAGTAATTCATTTGTCAGTTCTTTCTTCATTCTCATTCTCCTTATTTATGCCCGCAATGTTCCACACGAAGGACATCGGTAAATACTTATCATACCAGCAGATGCTTCAATGTCAATCCACATAAACGGCCTTTCTCCATTATTTTCCCAAAGATAGTCCTGCTCGGTAATGTCTGCTTCTTCGATTTCTTCTTTCGTCATGTGAAAGTAACCATAAATACACTTCATTATTTATCTCCTTTGCCGGATATGCTCTGGCGGGCGAGTTATGCTAGTTCCTGTATTCTTCTTCTTTTATAACTTGTTCAACTTTCATACTTGACCCATCTGGATAAAAAATCTGTTCGCTTACGATTTCTCCGTCAACTTCTAAAGAGTTTATAAACGTTCCAGCAACTTTACGAAAAATGTCCTCGATTGCCATAATTGCTTCAACTGTGTCCATATTCGCATGGCTTTTTCTTTTCCATTTAGACAAAATTATTCTGCTATTAA